AAGTTCCTGTTGAATATTTTTCCCTTTTAAATATCTTAAAATACCAACTCCATCAGTCGGATTCTCTTTCCACCATCCAGGGCAGGCATTAATTGTATCGGCAATATGCTGATCGTCGCTTTCGGCTAATATCAAATCATTATTAGTTACAATAATATCGTTATCATTTAATAATATATCAAATCTACTCATTATAATTAAATAAGTATAAATTTACATTCCATATTTATTTCTTCATCTGGATTATCATCGTAATGTATATCTATTCCATTCATGAAAAAACATTTAGGTTGGTGATTGGTATAAATAATGTTTGAAATTCCTAAATTTGAAGCAATCATTAGAAGATCGTTATTGTTTCCGGCATTTGGATTTTTCCACCTCGAAGTTGTTATTCGTACATTATCACCTTTTACAATGTGATTTTTACAAATATCCTGAACTTCTAAACGGTTAAGGCAACCATCAAAATCAAAACTTATATTCATATCCCGTGCTCTATTTTGGTATTTTCGATTTTTGAAAAATCTTCCTTATCTGTAATTTGTTGCAATAAAGGCGTTAATGTTGATTTAAACGTTCCCGTCGAACTGTCGGGACTTGCGTTGTTTAAAGCATTAATTACCCCATCAACTCTTTTAGTTAACTTGTTTAATTGTGTTTTTAATTCTTTAGTTTTCGTTAACCCGCCAAAACTGCCATCATTAAATTTAATTTTAGTTTTGGCATCAATGGTAATATTTTCAATCTCTGAATACTGACATATAAAAGGCTCAACGGTTTGGGAAAATATTACCTTTACAATACTATTTAAAACCGGCTCAATTAATATACCATCATCCACAACAGGCATCAACTTCACATTTGGCAATTCGTATTCAGTCTGCCCGCCTATTGCCGTGCAGTTACAAATCCGCTTATCCACATTCACGGAATTAACAATAGCATCAACATAATAAACCGGACTTAATTTGTGTTGTCCTGTCATTTTATTGATAGCTTCAATAATCGCCCTATCTGAAGTATCCGATCCGCCCATTATGTTAATATTAGATAATCTAATTCAATAACTTGTCTCAATCCGCTAAATCCGCCAGAATATTCAACCGACCTAACCTTATATAATCCATTTCGCTCAGGTAGTTTATTATCAACTAATTGAACATTATCGCCCATGCGAGTAAATGGAATACCAAAAGTAATAAATTTTCCTTTAAATCCGGTGTAATAATATTTCTTTAATTCTTTTGTCGCTAAAATTACAAGTTCATCAATGCTTTTAGCACTTGGATATTGCATTGTCATTCTTTCGCCACCGGTATTAGGCGGATAATCAACACCTTTAGTTTTTATAAATTTTGTTGGTTCGTCGCTTCCATTTTGTAATGTTAATAAAACCTCTAAGCGTGTGCATTTTGTTTTTGCTTTTCCATCCTTGGTTAATTTTCCGGTTTCCTCTTCAATCTTATTTGAAGCGACAATACTCAATACCAAATCTTCACGACGCTTGTATGTTAAATCATCCGATATTATATTTTGTTGAAAGGTAAATGTATGTTTTTTAGCCTCACTTTCTATGTATATAGTCGATCCGCTCCGTAATTCGTTGCCCTTAAAATAACTCTCAAAATGAAATTGTTTTCTTAATCTTGCCAAAACCTCACATACAGTTTCGTTACCTACCATAAACACGCCCAATCCGGTTGTGTATGTAGACATGTTAACAGTAAATTTATTTTCTTTTTCGGTTTGGCTTTTATTATAGTCTTTTAATAAATATACCAAAATATCTTCCAATGTGTCGGTTGCCGAAAATGTATGAATCGGTGCGGGTATTTGTTTTAACTTCCACATATTGTCTTCAATCTTAAATCTAATCGGTTTTTTTGAAGTTACTTCCGAAATCCAGCCAGAAAATAAATGAGTATTACTTTTAGAATCATATGTGCTTTCAAATATTTCCCTCCCCCCTTTAAAATAACGATACCCCCAGTCAATTATTACCTTATCGCCTCTCATTAAAAGGGGGTTAGTATTTGAAAATCCGCCGATGTTTACATTCGTTCCAAATAAAGGCACTAATTTTCCTAATTCATTTTTTACATATAAATTTTTTGGCACACAAACTTCTCCTTCATTCGTCAAATCCCGCCAACTGTCAGTTGTTTTATATTCGTTTACAAAATCAAAAAATATGGTACGATTACGAACAGCAGCACCTTTTATTTGTGTTTTTTGAATAATTGTAATATTTGAGACAACCCTGTACATTATATTCCTGTTATTTGTAATTCCTGCGGAGTATCTGAAATTGCATATAATGAATATGCCTGATATGAATACCCACCCTCTTCCCGCTCAAGTCCACGGTCTTCAAAGACAATATTTGTAACATCAAAAGAAAGCAAATAATCACTTGTCACCGGAATAGCTACGGGAGCCTTAATTATTTTTAAAAGCGATTCAACCTCATCGGATGGATAATGTCCGTTTTGTCCTGTAATCACACCCCTGAAGTTAATCTGAACATCACCTTCACCGATATATTCCTTTACAGTTCCATCCCGTCCTTGAATTTCTGTTTTAACAATATTTCGAGGTAAATTTACATCTACCAAAATCGCCTGAAATGTCATTTTAGGCGTAGTTACTTCATTATTTTTATTGTCTGTATATGTAATTGATTCAAAAGTAACGTCCTCCATTACAGACGTTCCTAATTCAGATTTGTACAGTTCAAATTTAGAAAGATTGGATTGATCTATTTGTCCATTATATGGATTTTTTTGCAACGATTCTTTGCGTATTTCGGCAGCAATCGAGGCGGCAATTTCTCCGCCCGTTCTCGCACCGATCAAAGCGTATCCCTGACGTGTAATTTTAGGTATTAAATATTCATTTTTCATAATCTTGCCTATAATAGTTATATCATACGGGGAATTGTACGTACGATTTTGTATAACCGATTGTAGAAGCGATATTGTTTATTAATAATCAATGCATTAACGTTTTTTGCTAATTTTTGATTTTCCATTTTTTAATCAGTTATTTATTCGCCTGTATTTCAATTAATTACAAATTTAAATTCTTTATGATTTTATTAATTGTATTACAATTTTGATAAAATTAAAACGTTTTTATTAAACTATATTACATTAATATTCAATATTTTAATAATCCGCTACAATTAATGAATCATGTGTCGCTCCGGTTAATATTGCTGTAACTTGCTCCTTTAAACTCCCCAAACCTTCTTTTATGTTAGTTGTCGAGATGGTAAAACCCTGAATTAACGGAGCGTTATATGCTATATGTATATTTATGTTCTTTTGTCCTTCGGCTTTTGTTTTTGGTTCTTTAGGGGCAATTGCCGGAGCAGTTTTTCCGTCCTTACCTACATCTCCGGTTTTGCCAGGGATCAGGCTTTTTGATTTGGCAAAACTTGCTTCCCCTTTTTCTTTTCCCGATTCCCAAGCCAAGGCAAAATTTTCACCTGCATTTTTAGTTACATCTATAATATCATTTAATCCTTTAGCTATTTTAACCGGATCAAAAGTAAATACGCCTGCAATAATTTCACCAAGTCCCTTAAATATTCGACCTACCATAATTCCGAATTCTTTAATCACCTCCCATAAACTAAATATAACCCTTCTGAATCCTTCGCACTTATTCCACGCTAACATTACAATACCTACCAACACCGTTAATCCAGTTATTATAAGCCCAATCGGATTGGCTTTCATTGCCGCATTTAAAGCAAGCTGCGCTCCCGATAATCCACTTGTAACAACCGCCTGTAACGCCTGCGCTGTTGTAAGTGTAATTGTGGTTCCTGTATTTCCGATATTCGCTAATATTTGCTGAGCGGCCATTCGGCTACGTATCATTTCGATTCCAATAATTAGTAATGATATTGCCTTATATGAGATTAGTGCACCAATTAATAATTCTATTACATTTTTATTTTCCTTTATCCACCGAATTGTGTTTATTAATCCAGAACCTACTTTTTCTATAATGCTTAGTGTATGACCAAGCACCGAATCAATTACCGGTTTTAATTCAATAAACATTTCATTCATTTTTTTAAAAAGAGAATCCCCAACGTTGCTTATTTTTACACTTGTATTTTTAGCCATATTTTCAAGACCACCAGCGTAAATTCCGCCAGCCTCGTGAGCTTTTTTAAGAGCCATTGAAAGCATATCGTAAGTTACTCCCATTTCTTTTATTTTAGCAATAGGTTTGCCGGTTGCTTCAGATAACACCTTATAAATATTTATTCCTGCCTGAGCAAATTGCTTAATATCCTGAGAGCTTGCGTATCCAGTGTTGCTTATTTGCTGCAAATTAATAACCATCCGTTGTAACGCATCATCCGTACCTCCTGTGGCAGCAATAGCATTTGCTAAATTCAAAACGTCTTCACGAGCTTTTTTAGATTCAATCCCGGCTCCTATTAATGCTTTATTTGCTTGTAATAATCCCTCAAAAGCAAATGGAGTTTTTTCAGCATCCTCCATTGTGTTTTTTACAACTTCGGTTGCCTCGGCCTGGCTTTTTAATAACGTAGTTAATCCGGTAATAGCATTCTCAACAGTTGTCCCGGCGGATGTAACGGATCGTATAAACATTCCAATACCAGCCAATCCAAACGTAACACCCATCAATGGAGCTATTTGGGATAAGGTGGATTTTACACCACCCAAAGCACCTTCCATTTTTTGAACATGCGCAGTTGCGCCGTCAATTTTGGGCGACATTGTATCTTTTAAACCAAGTATGTACTCAACGACTGTTGACATATTTATTTAAATTCTACCTGATGAATTGTTTCTAAATAATATTTCGTTTGTACCCATAATTCACAAAACTCATCTTCATCTATTTCCGCCATTTCTTTTTTTCTGAAACGGAAATGGCAGCGTATGAGGGCTGCCATTCGTGCGTAAGGTGCACTCGAATTATTTATTTCGAGATCAGCTATTTTTTTTTAAAGCTGTTTTGAATGACTTCAATTATCGGAATACATGACCCGGTCATTCCTAACCGATAAGGATCACAATCCGAAGTTGTGCTATATGTTCTTGGGTCGCTTTCGTCTTTTAAAGTTAAGGCTTCCCGCATTTCATCACCAGCGGCAAACATTCCAACTGTGGCGATCTTATCCATAGCAAACAATTTTTGCATATAATTAGGCTCCTTTAAATATCCTACTATACGCTCTTTTGTTTCAGGTTCAATAGCTACATAAACATGAACCTTAGATACTCCGTATTTTTTAGCTAATTCCTCAGCTTTTGCGTTGTATTCCTTAGTTTCGATTGCCGAAAGTTCGTCGGTTAACTTAATCTTCTTTTCTTTAGTTTCCATATCTTATCTGTCAATATCAGCAATGATTAAAGGTAATTTTACTGTTAATTTTGTATCGCCCTCTTTTGCATCAAAAGGGTCTTCCAGGAATTCTACGGCTCTCAAAACATCTTGTGTCATGTCTGCCATCGAATTACCATATGATACCGGAATATCAAACCAACCAATTGAAAGCGGATCACGGTTTGGAGCAGCGGCAATGACTTTCTTCCATTCATCCAAATAAACCTCAATTGAGCCATCGGCTTCAACTTTGCCGTAACCTCTCGATACCGGTTTTGTTCCAGCTCCGTAATTATTGGTTTTTGCCTGTTTTTTCTTGTATGAAATATTGACTATCCCTGCAACCGGGACGCCAAAAAGAACGAAGTTTATCGAGCTCCATGAATATGCTATTCCATTTATAAGTGGTGCGTTCATATGTTTTTATTTAAAACTAATTGGAATTTGAATATTTCTTGCAATACCGTTTTCATTGAGTTTTACATTTATAATCAAAAGATTAGTAGATGTAACATTTTGCGAAGGGTCAATATACACATCGTCAGGAACAACTTCGCCTAAATCTTGATCTCTTGCCATCTGGTATAAAGGTTGTAAAGCCTGTGTTTCCAGAAAAGCAATCGTGGTATCTGCTAAAGTGCCGTCGGCATTTTTCAGCAATTTACTTTTTAAATATGGAATTAGTGCCGTATAAATGCCTCGAATAGCTTTGTCAATTACTCGGTTATCATTGATAAAAGCGTAATCGGAAGCAGTCGTAACAGCACAATGATTATCATTAAAATAAGTACCCGAATAACCTACATAGGTCTGTCCGAAAATATGTCGTTTAGCATCAATTGCATCCAGTGCGGAATCAGTCAATGCCGGATCGCTTAAAAGTTGTCCGTTAGCGAATGCTGGTATGTCATTTTCCGTGCCATCTGAAAGATTGAATTTAGCTGAATTGGGTTGTCCAAAATCTTCACTAACTGAACTTACGGAAAGGAATCCTAAAGCGATACCCAGTTGAGTAATTGATTTTCCCGTAATCAGAAATAACCATGAGCCTAAGCCTCCGCCATCCTGTCCTATAATAGAACTTACCTTATTAGCCGTTAATCCTGAAATGTCCGGGATGGTAGTAATATCAGCAGTTGCTTTTAAATCGGCTGCATATAATGCTGAAAGTGGTTTATGTCTTCCGTCGTTATATGTTTTAATCTCTAAATCAATTGCTGTTAAATCTGCCGATGCATAAGCCGCTCCGTCCTTATAAATTCCAACTTGGCGAATTTTGCCAGCGGCGGCGGTTTGGAGTAATGTAATTTCGGAAAATGTATAAGAACTTGGAACAGGGAAAAATCCAACCCAAAGAATAGATTTTGGATTGCCACGGAAAAATTCAGAAATATGATAATGCCATACCGCCTGTTTTGAAGCA